TGGACTCAAAGAGGAAGTTGAAGAAGGTACTAATATTTTATTAGAACGTGGATGGCAACCTTATGATGTATTAACTAAATCACTTGTTGCTGGCATGACTATCGTAGGCATTGACTTTCGTGACGGAATTCTTTTTGTTCCAGAAGTTCTATTAGCCGCAAACGCTATGAAAGGTGGAATGGCTATTCTTAAACCATTACTGGCGGAAACTGGCGCACCGCAGGTTGGAAGTATGGTAATTGGAACCGTTAAAGGTGACATCCATGATATTGGAAAAAACTTAGTTAGTATGATGATGGAAGGCGCAGGTTTTGAAGTTGTTGATCTTGGAATTAATAACGACGTTCAATCTTACCTTGATGCGCTTGAGGAACATAAACCAAACATATTAGGAATGAGTGCTTTGCTTACTACTACAATGCCATATATGAAAGTGGTAATTGATACAATGATTGAACAAGGTATAAGAGACGATTACATAATACTAGTTGGCGGCGCTCCTCTTAATGAAGAATTTGGAAAAGCAATTGGTGCAGACTCTTATTGTAGAGATGCGGCCGTTGCAGTAGAAACAGCAAAAGCTTTTATTGCTAAAGCGCACAATCAACTATAAGGAACAACAATGGCATTCTTAGTACACCCATTGCCGCCAGTCGCGGTATATGTTAAAATGGAGTATCTTTATGATTTAGAACCAGGGCATCCAAGTTGGGGTAATTTGACTCCAGGTATTTGGATCAGCGTTAAATCAACACAATCAAAAGCATTATATTTTGAAACACTACTTACTGATTATGGGGCACTATATGACAAACTACCTATTTCCGCGTTTGTATGGAAAGAAGAGATCAATCCTGATGACCAGTTGCCTCTTGATGTTTTGCAGCTTTGGGATTGTTTTGATTATGACCTTACTGTTATCGAAAAACCAATTTTGTGCAGATGCGAATTTTTTGGAAAAGATAAGCAAATGCATGCTGGTGAATACGAATTCACAATTGACAACGCCCACCGGGACAAATCTACTCTTGACACCAATTTCAGTGAGCAAGATCCCGAGCACAAATCATTCAACGTCATCCGACTTGACAATGGACAATTTGCTGCGCAACCAAATAACAGAGTTATATGGAGAGACAGCTCATTAACACCCGCTGATTTGAAACGTCCTGACTTTAAAGTATGTACTCAAAACTACGCTGTTGAAGATCAACCGAAATGGTCTGTCGGCCATACTGATGAATGGCAGTATAAGACAAAAGAGGAAGCAGAAGAATGAACGTCACGATTACAGAAAAGGCTAAAGAATATTTAGCTAAAGCTGGCAAACCCAATGTATCTCTTAATGTAAAAGGTGGAGGTTGTTCTGGGTTTCAATATGAGTGGGGAACAACAGATAAAGAACCTACGATAGAAAATCTTTGGCTTGATCCAATGGCAGAAATGTTTATATTTGGATGTACTATAGATTACGTAGAGGAATTGGGTGGCTCTTATTTAAAAGTTGTAAACCCAAACGCTACAGCCTCTTGTGGTTGTGGCGAAAGTTTTGCAGTATAATGAAAAAACAGTTGACAGTTAACGGTTGCTGTGATACTGTTAATATAACAAAAGGACAAACTACTGTTACTTTTGAGAATCACCAGTTTACCGTTACGGTATTCTATTGCTCCAACTGTGGTGGTAAAAAAGCCACCTCAAACATAAGGGAAGGTAAATATGAAGATTAACGAGTTCAACGGCGATCGTAGTGGTTCTGCATTACGCGCTGAAATCCATGAATCACCTGATGGATATGAAATTGAGTATTATATCAATGACACATTCCAGCAAAAAGAAACGTTTCATACCAAAAGCATCTTTTACGTTGAAGACGCAGCTACTAATTGGATTTCAGGAATCAAGGTGCTGAATGGATAATCATCGTCCTCTTGGCATTAAAGGCAACATGTATGGCGTCATAATTAGTTGTAATGAATCTGACCCACACGTAAAAATAAACGATGAAATAATAACCACGAATAGAAAAGAGGTCCTTCTATTCTTACAGGCTTACAGAATGGGAAGGGACCATAAGAAAAATGAAATACGCACCGCATTGGGAATTTAAAAACATAATGATAACACCACCAAGGTCACCAGAAAAAATTCACCATGAAATTGCTGCAATGTTGGCGAATGGAGTCAACTATATTGACGCGCTCGTTGAATATGCTAGAAAGAACGATCTTGAAATCGAGGCAGTAGCAGATATTGTAAAAAAATCGTCTATCCTTAAAGAAAAACTTCGAGGAGAGGCAGTTAAACTCAAACTAGTCGAAAAAGAAGAAAGAGATGATCAAGACATCACAGAGCTTTGCAAATGAAGAATCATTTAATCTCTATGTCAAGTATCTTGCACTAAAGAAACACTTCACTACTGACGGCTACGATTATCATAAGTACAATGGAAAAATAAGAGCTAAGTTCGAGACATATCGTACTCGGAACGACGTATTCTTTTTCCATAAGCTTGCACAAAAAGAAGATCCAATTAATCTTATGATGGCTAATATGTTAGTCAATCCAAATGTTTGGATCAGAACAATCGTAGAGCAGGAAGGTGAAAGCAAGTACTTTGACTGGAAGAAAAAGATTGATTCTTTAACGCACACTTTCAAATCAGATCTAAACAAATTAGACGATAACTATCAGTCTAACTTTGTCACGCATGACGGTCAGCATCCACATGTTATGACCTTATATGTACAACGACAAATAACTCTTGAGACATTTACTATACTTACGCATTTATCAAATATTTTTCCTTATTGGGAGCAAAAAATAGTTGACAAAATCGTCGCGCGTGATATAATTAGATTATCAAGAAAGTACAAACCATTCTTGGAAATTAATGAAAAAAAGTTCAAAGAAATTATCAGAGACAGGTTTTTCTGATATAAATATATCGTTGACTTCGGTTAACTATATTTCGCAATACAAAAACATACATCGCTATACAAGGAGATACCACTATGGCAACATCATTTGATGCACTTAAAAAGAATCGTTCAAGTTCACTAAACAAATTGAACGCACAGCTCGAAAAGATTTCAACTAAGAGCTATTCAGATCCCAACGAAGGTAAAATGTGGAAACCACAACGTGACAAAGCTGGCAACGGTTTTGCGATTATTCGTTTCCTACCAGCGGCGCAAGGCGAAGAGATGCCTTTCGTACGTATTTGGGATCATGGTTTTCAAGGACCGACAGGTCTCTGGTATATTGAAAATTCACTCACAACCCTAAACCAAGACGATCCTGTGTCAGAATTCAACGGCAAGTTGTGGAATTCTGGTATTGACTCAGACAAAGAACAGGCTCGTAAACAGAAACGTCGTCTAAAGTATGTATCCAATATTATGGTGATTAAAGATAGCGCAAATCCTGAAAACGAAGGCAAAGTCTTTATGTATCAGTTTGGCAAAAAGATCTTTGATAAATTGAACGATATGATGAACCCATCGTTTGAGGATGAAACACCAGTCAATCCTTTTGACTTTTGGGAAGGCGCAAACTTCCGTTTGAAAATCCGTCAGTTTGAAGGATATCCAAACTACGACAAATCAGAGTTTGACCAACCGTCTGCAGTTTCAGAAGACGATGCTCAGATTGAAGCAATTTGGAACCAACAACATTCGCTACAAGAATTGGTTGACCCAAAGAACTTCAAATCATATTCTGAATTGAAAGCTAAACTGTATCGTGTTCTTGCGATTGGTGAAGAACCATCTGAGCCATCCACTGCAATGGATGTTGATGATGATTTGGATTTGAGCAACATGGGTAACACTCAAGCTGCTGCTCCTACACCATCCGCTCCTGCTGCGGCTCCTGCAGCAACAATGAGTATGGATGATGACGACGATCTATCAATCTTTAAGGAACTAGCGAATGGTTAATAAAACCTACGAAGAGGTTTTAGATTTCGACTTCGGCTTCAGCTTTATTGATGAAGAGCTTCAAGAAAAAGAAGCTGTGGCCGAACAGAAAATTCAAGAAGTCAGTAGCGAAAAGCAATCACTTGAGGACCAACTCACTGATGCTAAAGTAGCTGCTGACGACTTTGAATATCGTTTAGAACTTCTATACAAATCAATCTCCCCATTCTTAGATAATTTGTGCAAGAATGCGGATAAGTCTACAATTTACTGGCCCGACAGAGTTGGTAAAATTGAGTCTTATAAAGCTAAACTATTGACGATCGTTGAGGGAAAATAATATGAGTCTATTAGACAAACTAGTAAAAAATTCTACCATTAAGTTGACAGCTCAGTTATCTGAGTCAAAGGTTTTTGGTAAAAAAGAAATGGCACCAACACCAGTTCCTATGGTTAATGTTGCACTATCAGGTGATACTGATGGCGGCCTTAGCCCAGGATTGTTAGTTTTGGCTGGTCCATCTAAACACTTCAAATCTGCGTTTGCGCTATTAACCGCAGCCGCATATATGAACAAATATAAAGATGCAATTTTGCTCTTTTACGATTCAGAGTTTGGTACGCCTCAGGCATACTTTGAGTCATTTGGTATTGATATGGACCGCGTGGTTCATACTCCTATTACTAATGTTGAAGAACTCAAGTTTGATATTAGTAACCAACTAGATCAAATTGACAAAAAAGACCATGTTTGTATTATTATCGACTCAGTCGGTAACTTGGCTTCCAAGAAAGAAGTTGAGGACGCAATGAATGAAAAATCTGTTGCGGATATGTCTCGGGCTAAATCTTTAAAGTCTTTGTTCCGTATTGTAACACCACACCTTAATCTTAAAGACATTCCTTTGATTGCGGTTAACCATACCTATCAAGAAATCGGATTGTTTCCTAAGGCTATTGTTTCAGGCGGTACAGGCATCTATTATTCAGCTGATGCTATTTGGATTGTTGGACGCCAGCAAGATAAAGTTGGTACTGAAATCCAAGGCTACCATTTTGTTATTAATATTGAAAAGTCACGCCATGTTAAAGAAAAATCTAAAATTCCAATCAGTGTAAGTTGGGATGGCGGTATCGTTAAATGGTCTGGTTTGATGGATGTAGCTGAAAAAGGTGGATATCTTCGTAAACCAAAAGTTGGTTGGTATGAAGCAGTAAATCCTGCAACTGGTGAAGTTATTTCGCAAAAGTTAATGCGTGCTAAAGAAGTTAACGATAACGGCGATTTTTGGAATATGATGTTTGAAACTACAGACTTCAAAGATTATGTACGGAATACATTTACAATTGGAGCTTCAGGTAGTATTATGCGTGAAGATGACGATAGCGTATTTGAAGAAGAAGAAGTTATTGAAGGCTAAAATATTTGTTGACATTATACCAAATGTATAATACTATAATATTGAAGATGGCGGCTATTGAGTTAGGCGCCATCATTTATCTCTACACACAGGAATCCTTATGATTGAAAAAACAGTATTAGCAAACTTGATATTTAACGAAGACTATTTTCGTAAAGTGTATCCTTATATTAAACAGGAATACTTTGACGATAGT